CAGAGAAAATCTTTATCCTATCCGTAACGCCGTTGATAGAAGAAGTGAAAAGATTTATCTGCTGAGATAGGACATCTTCAGGTAACTTTCTCTTTCTTCTTGTTTCAATTCCTTCAGAAAGTAATTTCTCATCTCTTCCGGTCATTGCTTTGCAGGCAAATACCCATCCGGTCATTGGAAGCTTAATCATTAATAAGCCTGTTTCTTCATCAAACCTAGCTGATGGATCGGAAACTTCCTCTTCTTCGTCTTTTACGATCTTAGATTCTTCCAAATTAAAATCAAATCTTACATTTGCCTGACATGAAGGACAAGATACTTGAGTATTATATTCTGGTCCGTATCCATTTATTCTGGCGTTGATAAGAAGAGCATTTCGATCAGAGATAAGAAGATCATCTGCATTTATTCTCTTATCCACAATAAGAGATTGCAGTAGTCTATCAATTGCGACTCCTTTCTTGAGAAGAGATTGAGAAGTCAAAATATCTTCTTCCTTGGCGGTCATATGCTTTACTTCAATAACTTCATTATTATGAAGCGGATGTCCTTCACGATAAAATCTTCCCTTTGAAGGAAGTTCAACAAATTCTGTGGGAGATACGAAATTTAAACTATTTCCACCTGTAGAAAAACCATGATGTGGATGGTCTACGTTTTCAGCAATTGGCGTAAAATTTGAATCAATATTTGATACCCCTATTCTTTCATCATTTTTTCTATGTACCATATTAGCCCCTTTTATAAAATAGGAAAATAGGATTAAAAAACCCCATTCATGTATATATAGTATGAATGGGGTTTTTAGTTAAAATAGAAATTTGATTTTATTAATTAAAGTTTTTGGCCGGATGTCGCAGACCCTCTAGGTTTTGATACCATATCAGCTTGATTTTCCCCGATACCATCAGCGTCTCCGAGGCCCCAAATTCTTCTTCTATTGATGGCAGCTGCTTCGCCCTCTGATGAAGTAGTATGTGGACTAAAATGAGTTTCGAGAGATGCCCAATCATATCGAATCTCTAATTCAACATTAGTCAAATCATCAGCTTCGTAATCAAGTTCACCAAATTTAACATCTTTAACCCATGGATTCATTAATTTCCAAGTTTCAATAGCATGTCCCATATCATCAATTTGTACTATTTGAAGTTCTTGCCCAAGAGCGTTAACGGATTTTCTCTTTCCCATAGTCTCTAATTGAACCATCCCTAAATTAGGGAAATTTTGAGCCGGATGGTAACCAGAGTTCCAAATAATATTTGCCACCGTTGCAGCAACATCTGGCTGAACTGGATCTGCTAACGTCATTGTAACTGTATTCCATTCAACTCTACCGGGATAATAATAGATATGATTTAAAAATTTATGTGGAGTTTCAGTTACGGCAAATGATGGCTTTGAACACTTCTTTAAAACATAAGCAGGAATGCTACCTACTTGCAAGATCCATCTATATGCTCTTTTAGGATCATCTCCCAAATGATCTGACCAAAAATGTTTTGTCATTTTAATTCCTCTCTAACTTATTCTAATAAGAATATTAGTTCTTTTATAATTAGCAGCATACAGATTTTATATGCTGCTAATATTATTTATTTTTTAATCTTCGAATGAAGCACCAGACTTGGTGATGACGAAATCAAGAGCAATAAATTCAATTGATCTTGCAGGCTTAAGCATTATCTTTGCATAGACGATATTTCTATCAACTAAATCTGGTGTGGTTGTCCTATCATCAAGAACGACCCTGAATTCTGTTAATCCAAATCTTGATTGAACTGAAGCCAAGAAAGGATTTACCTGCGAAGTGAATCTTTGCCACGTTGCCGATACATTTTGGTCAAAAAGAATTGTTGTTGCAACTCTTGAAATCTCCTTCTTGAGATAAATCATCAAACGACGAACATTAATTCTGTCAAGAGCAGAAGGAGTTACCTGTAATGTCTTCTGTCCAAAGATGACAATCCCTTCTGATGGGAAAGAGGCAATAGGATTAATATTAGCTTCATAAAGTAAGTCTCTTTCCTTTGATGAAAGCTTGTATCTTACCTGAGATACCGGTAGACCGGCTGATCCTTCAGTTAATCCTCCACGATTAAAGCCGGCTGGTGCAAACCATAGTTCTGTCTTGGCTTGTGAGCTGGCCATTGTTCCTAAGGCAACTACTGAAGGAGGAGCCCATAGGCTAGTATCAGATAGAACATCTCTAATCTGTACCCATGGAAAGTAAGCGCAGCCATATGAAGAATTAATTCTTCTATTCTTTAATGAATCAACAGCTTCTCGTACTTTAGGCAATCTTAGCCTCTCTTCTTCGCTGCTTTCCGTATTGGGAATATAATCATTCTCTAAATCCATAATTGATAAGCAATCGCCTCTTCTTTCGCAAATATTAAGAAGCAATTCTGTCAAACCGGGATTAGTAATACCGGGCATTGCTACGAGATTGCACTCTACTACTTCAGGATCTGAGAGGTTTTCAATTGCTCTCTTTACAGAATTAAAAGCATAATTATTTAATTCGTTGCTTTGGTCTCCTCCGGAATCAGCCTTATTAAGAATTACATTTGAAAAAGGTTCTCTTACCTTGATATTAATGCCATCAGAGCCACCTACCAATGGAACACAGAAAGAATTGAATCCTGCATTCAATGTTTCTCTAAAATCATTTCTAGAAATAGAAGCGCCAGCATATCTTGATCCGGGTACCCACTCTGCATGCTTATTGCTTCTAACAATGTTACCTGCACTGGTCGTAAGCTTCCACATCAAATCATCAAGAGTAAAGTTAGGAACAATACCATATCCTTCCAAGTCTCCTGCGGCAGATCTGCAATCAATTAGTGATGGAATTTCATTATTGCCACTAAATGCTGCTATATCTTTTGATTTATCATAGCATCCAGCAGAGCGGACTGATGATCTAAAGATAATTCTTTCATTACCCTTTTGTGACTCGTAGGAACCATCTTTTGACCATATATGTAGTACTTCGCCATATGAAGGATCCATTAATGTTTTTGGAGGCTCATTTGACGTAATTCCAAAAACAGCTGTATCTGGTGATGGACTACCATATTCTGTTGTATTTATTCTGCATGTCGATGAAAGCATGATAAATTCAGCTAAAGTGACGTTTGAAGTTCCTCCGAGGTCGAGGACGAGGGGCTGGCCTCCGATGGCGGGGCTAACTATAGAATACTGGGGGTCGTAGACTTCATCATCAGGCCCCTCAGCTGAGAAGAAGGTAAACTCTTCATCGTCAAAACTATATCTAAAACTTCTTGGAACCGGAGGTCCTTCAAATCCAAATGGAACAAGACCGGGCTCAGTAATACCGCTATCTACATCTGGGTTCATGACAATTCTAATAAAATTTGATACGTTGGGATACTGTCCAAAAACTTTATATCTAGACTCTGTATAATCCCATACTGAATCCATATCTCCAATTCTTCTCGCAATATAATCTGGAGAAGCTGGATTTAGATTAAGACCAACATATGATTCAACTATTTGAGGCATCTGATCACTATCGGATGTTCTTCTGATAGATAGAGAAAATGAACCAAACTTATTAAAGTCACGATCAGGAGCCTTAATATTGCCAATCTCTATTTTTAGATTTGATGATGCCCAAGCACCATCATTTATGCCTTCAACTCTAAAAAGTCTTGTAACACCTGACTTATATTGACCTGTTGTCTTATCTACCATATGATTATCATATGATGCAGTATGCTGGCTGAAAATCCATCCTGTGCTCGGTTGCTTGGCTTCCAGCTGCTGGTCATGCTTGTCCAATATAGGATTAGCAGAATCTAGCTTCATTATAATTGCTGCGCCATTAGATACGCCCGGTAATGACTTATCACTATCTGATGCAAATGTACCAGCAAAACTTGAGTCATATGACTCTCCCAAGAAATAAGTCTTTTTGTTATCGCCTCTTGATTCATCCAATAACGTCGGATTAGTATTTAATACATTTCTTATGTATTTCTTTGAGCCTCTTTCGAAATTAACAGAGAATTTTTCATTACCTATACCAATTTTTACTTCTCCGCTTGTTCCCTGTAATTTTACAAATTTATTTGCCTCTCCATTGACAGTTACGGCATCATCTGCAAATGATTTCCCGTAGAGGCCAATATCATCTTCATCTGCATCTGAATATATAACAGCAGCCAAAGTCATTTTTAGGGATGCCGCAGGTATTCCAGTTGATACAAGAGGTAGCAAAACACCTTCCGAATCTTTTTCTCCGGTTGAATGGTTAAGAGGAGCTACTTCATTTCCACCTGAAATATTGTCAGGATTTTCTAATTCTACGCCACGGAATACCAATTTGACGTCAACAACGCCGCTCTTATCCTGAGAATCAGAATAGCTTTCTTTTGGTACCTTGACGGATATTTCTTGTGTCGTCCATTCAGTTGTTCTCTTTAGAGTAAACTCTACTTGAGTTACTTGTCCAGCTACTTCAGTAACTACATAATACTCTGCTGGTGTTCCCTGAGGCACAATTACCCCGCCAACTATTACTATGTTATTTCCATTGGGAACAAAATCAACAGGCTCAGAAAATTCAATTGTTACAGGAACTTCTTCTTCAAAAGCTAAAAATTCATTATGGCCAAAAGCAGTTATTCTTACTCGTGGAGCAGGTGATGTTTGAGAAACGCTTGTCTTTCCGATAAAAAGACCATAAGCACTCTCAGTGCTCCATCCAGCTTGGCCATCCGCTTCTGCGTCATCATGTTGAGTGCCTAAAAGACGAATATAAGTCAATGGAGAAGCATTTCTTAGCCATGCTTGAGCTGCATATGCACCATATGTTGGAGCTGTTCTATTGCCATTTCTCCAAACGTCTCCGCTCTCAAGGCCCGGAATCGGACTTCCAAATATTTCAACAAATTCTGAAAATGAAGTTACTGTAACTGGTCTCATGGATGGGCCTCTTTCGGCTCTTCCTATAACAACTGGGCCGATGCCACGGCTGCCACCACCAATCAAAGTATTATCAATTTCATTAATAAAGACTCCGGGTGAAACGAACTTAAATTTATTAACTGACATTTTATTATTCTCCTTGGTTTCTTCTCATTTTCTTATGTTCGAATGAGCTAGGCATGATATTCCATAAAACCCATTTCCTTATTAATTAGTTTTTCTTTTTTCGAAAGGTATATTTTAATTCAATTTTAAGTGGGGTCAAATATGACTCTTTCTCTTGGCATTTTTACTTCAACAAACCCTTCTGTTATTACAACTTTTGGCGTATCTTGATTTGGGCCATCTCCAATAAGATGTCCAAGAACTTTTATCTCAATATCTGTCTGATATTTTCTCTCTTCCTCTCCCATATCGGCAACATTATTTGACTGAGAGAAGTCTTGGCCTATAAATAATTCATATCTATGTTCTTCATACTCAATAACTTGGTAGTTGACTGCTTTTGATTCTGAAATAAATGGTTGAACAATTTCATTCATTTGCTGTTGATATTGAGACCATATGGAAACCTTATATGTTACATCGATATAGACACGCTGAGGTATTGACATATATTGATAAACAACTTTATTGTTTTTCTTTTGTAATTTGAAATTAATATGACCAGTTTTTCTCAGCATGTCTGCATTTTGGAAATTACTTGTCTTATCATGATTTATTCTCTTTGCAATCGTCAAAGAGCCTCCACGATAATCTTTTGGCGGCAGATCTGCCCAATAAGGACCTTTTCTTGTTGGATCCTTCGTAACAGCTGTTCTTTCGACAGTCATGATTGGAAGAATAAGCTGACCTGTCTGATCTCTATTATTTCTTATATCTTTTACTTGCTTTGCTCTTTCTGACGTGGACCAGAGACAAGGAACCTTTTCCCATCCTTTATTTGTCGTACAATGGAGATCAAGTTTCTCGTCAACCCATTTAAAAAAAGCAAAATCAATTGTTTCAAGGCTTGAAGGACTTATATTGATTACTTTTTGATTTGATTTTATATTCGTTGCTGTATTATCATCTACCATCAAACAATCCCTCTCTGGCCATGATGCATTTGGCCATTATTTCCATTTTATGTTCCGTTCTTCCGAAAAGCTCTTTTGGTTCAGATAAGGTAATTATTTCATAATGATGATTTCCATAAAGAAGAAAATCTCCTTCACGAACATATAGATCCTGATCTTCAGTTAGTCGTCTCTTGTGAAAATGAACTATAATAGAAGCTTTTCTATCAATTCCAAAGTTTGTGCTAGTTGTCTCAGTTCCTTCCCATTCGACAAGAGCATAAACTCTTACTGGTGGTAAAAATGTCTTCTGTATTGCTTCGCCATATAATGGATGATATCTTGTTTCCTCGATCGAAATTGGATAATAGATGATTGTTTGACCTATAACCTTTTCGATTAATTCATCATTTACTTGTTTAACAAGATCTCTCTCCTTCTTTCCTGTAAAAAGAGGGGGAGGAGGCGAATCAGGTTGTTCCCATTTATTCTCTTCTGAAGACATTTAGATTACCCCGTAAATATAGCCATTGGAACATGAGCTATAATCTTGTTTGCATTTTCCATTTTTGCTACATCTGTTTCAATAAGCTTATTATATGTAAGTTCATCAAGGACAGTCTTTAATTCATCTCTTAGTGCTGTCTGCTCTTCCTTTGCTGATGAAATCAAGTCGCTTCCATTCATTTGAATATCGTTTCCCGGAATAGGAATAGACCCAAACTTTGATCTTACATGGCCAAGCATCTCCTTACTTAAGGCAAGTGCAAATCTTCTAATCCATTGCTTTCCAATTGAATTAATCTTATCATATGGAATGTTTGTAAATGGAATTGTATTAAGGTTATTAACTCCATTGACTCCTGTATTGACTGGATTACCATCTTCTCCAATCGATTCTTCCCACGAGTTAGTTCCTATAGTAAACTCAAGCCAAACCTTGTCTGGATGAGCAAGAGTTGGCACGGGGAATAATCTTAACTTATTATTCTTTATCTCAAATGAATAATGAGATGTTCTATTATAAAGTTTACTTTCAAACTCTGCCATTTGAAGCTTTGTTTCCCATACTGGTATAATATGGAAGTATGAATCATTTGCGTATGAGGTATACGTCTGCCAGTTTCCTACGACGTTTGTTCCTCCAATGCCATAGTAATACCAACTAGCTCTTGGGCTCTTCCAATAAAGCTTTCTAATTGTTACCTTCTTATCTCCAATCTTATCGCCAAACTCTTCACTATTTTTTAGTATTTTTTGTAAATCATAATCTTGTACTCCGGGTTCAATATCAAATGAAGTAGAGTAAATATCAATGCTTCCTCCAATATTTGCTTCGGTTGAAACAGCTTCAGATATAGTCTTTGCATATGCAAAATCAAATTTTGGATAAGCTAAAGCAACATCTTTTGGTCCTTCTCCGATCAATTCCCCATCCTGATCAAAAGTGCCAGTAGAAGAGCCAAGAACATTTGATATGATATTCTTTCCCTGATGTATGTTGATAAGATAAGAATATTCTAATACAGATTCCTCATAAGCAGCATAGACTTGAGATTCTGTTATTTCGAGATCTAATATATCACCACCTAATTTCTTAAAAACATAAGCAACTTGATCTGCTGCTCCTTCTTTGAAAGAATCTATTTGCTCAGTTGACCAAACTTCTTCTGAAGTATAGATTCCAAGAGGTAGAGGTTCAACATTAGCTGCCGATCCTACGGGCGGAAGTACAATCTTACTTTGTTGGCTTTTTGGTGATATATCTGGAATTGGCATAGTTACTTGTTCCCCCTATCTATATAAGTAGTTTTCAAGAAAGAGAAAACCCCAGATAGACCTAAATCTAATCTGGGGTTACTCTAGTTTAAGATATCGCTATGTTATTAAACAGCTGGTCCCTTAAGATCAATCGGTAATCCTAGATCACGGATAAGGACGAGACCATACATGTCTGGTCTAACCATCTTCTTTCCATAACGAGTCATGACGCCCTTACGAGGAGTAAAGTCTTCAGTTCCAAAGATTGTTGGAGTTGTCTGAAGCGGAACATAAGGAGCATAAACATAACCGCTCTCCAAGAAGCTGCTTCCCTTACGTCCGACAAGAATGACGTTACGTGGGAAGTATGGATCTACGTAGAGATCAAACTTCTTGTTGATTGAGCCTTCCTTAGAAGCTCCTACAGTACCCTTCTCGTCTGAGTGAGTTACTGAAGCTCTGAACCCATTTGTGAACTCAAGGATGTTGGCAACTTCCGGGCCGCAAACCAAGAAGTTAGCTCCGCCTCTTAAGGTCTTTCTGTGGATCTGAGCTGAGACGTCGTTGATTGTTTCGACAAGAGTCTCGTACCACTGTGAAATAGTACCGGTGAAGTCTCCGGGCTGAGGACCGGTCAATTCCAAACCTGAGGTTCTATCAAGGAATCGGCCCGGAACTCTTGACCAGTACATCTTACCAGCAGTAGCCTGAGTAATAAGATCCTTGAGGATCTCCTGATCGATTTCGAGAGCGATCTGCTCTGAAAGAACCTGAGTTAACT